ATTCTGCACCGAGAGACTCAAGACCATTGGAGCAGGTACTGCTGGACTTGCATAACCCAGACAGGTGGGTGGATGGCTACAGCTGGTGCATTAGTCACTGGGGCGTGAAGTGGGACGTTGGTGACATCAGTGTTTACGGTAACGAAGAAGGAACCGATGAGCTTTTGTACAACTTCGACTCGCCGTGGGGACCACCTGTTGAGTGGCTTGAAAAAGTTGCGAAGGACTGGGTTGAGCTGGAGTTCACGATAAAGTTCGAGGAAGTAGGTTGTGCCTTTGCGGGTTTAGTAACGTTTGCAGGTGGTGAGCAGGTCGATGAGGTTTCTATTGACTCTGATGGCTACAGAGACTTCGTAATCGAACACTTCGGATATGACCCATATGAGGGGTACGAGGAGGAAGATAATGATGAAGAAGCAATGGCAACCCCGCTGACTGCCATGAATGGCAATTGACACAGAAGGTAATATCTGATACAATGAACTTAGGGGTAACTTTTAAGTACCCGATTATGAGGACCCAAAGTGGTCGAAAGGAGAAACGAAAATGGATTTCAAAGACATGCTGAATCAGAACAGAGGTTATGACGCTTTCACAGAGAAGGAGAAGGAAGTAGAGGGGAGACAGAAGAACTATGTGAGTCGCTTCTGGTTACCCTCAGACAAGAGCACGCACATCGTATTTTTGGACGATAACCCTCCGATTATTGAAGAGCACCAGCTAAAGATTAATGGTGACTGGAGAAACTGGTATACCTGCTTACGCATGCTGGGTGAAACCTGCCCCTTGTGTGAAGCAGGTGACAAGCCGTACACAGTAGGGTTCTACACGGTGATGGACATGACCGAGTGGGAGGATAGTAAAGGGAAGAAGCACCAGTATGAGCTGAAGCTGTTTCCTGCGAAGTTTAAGACCCTGCAAGTGCTGAAGAGACTGTCTGCAAAGCGGGAAAGTTTAGCTGGGGCTATGTTTGAGGTGTACCGTAGTTCATCGGATGCGCCGAATACAGGTGATGTGTTTGACTACGAACACAAGATGAGCAAGGATGAGATTCTTGCGTTCAACCCTGAAGCAAAGTCGTTTGACTACAGTGAGATTCTAAAGCCTAAGAATGTTGCCGACCTGATGGCATTGCTGAAGAACATAGCAAGCCGGAGCCATGAGGAGCACAACGAAAGAATAGATTGGTAGAGTTGTTGAGTAAAGGCTCCAGTGTAATGCTGGAGCCATACTTGTTTTTGGAGGTACGAGTATGATTGTAAGAACTGAAGCGGAGTTAGACTTCGTACTAGGTAAGCTGGAGAAGGTACAGAGGTACTGTTTGGACACAGAGACAGTAGACCGTGGTGACCTTGATATAAGTTTGACTGGTATCTCTGTTGGGTGGAGTCTTACCGAAGGAGCATACATTCCTGTAGGGCATAGGGACGGGTTGCAGTTGCCTAAAGACCTTGTAATGGAGAGGTTCAGAAGGTTCGTTGCTACGAGTCAAGAAAAGCTGGTGGTGTTCCACAATGCTAAGTATGATATGAAGGTGCTAAAGCTAAATGGTGGCATTGAATTTGGGCCGATGATATTTTGCACAATGGTTGCGTCATGGTTGTTAGACACAGAGAATGAACACGGGTTGAAGGCACTGTCTAAGCGGTATTTGAATCAGACTATGACCGAGCTAAGTGAGTTTTGCCCGAAAGAGAAGCACCCAGTTCATGGTGGCGTAGTGTACAGAACAGACATGACTCCGATAGATGTAATGGGCAGGTACGCCGTAAGTGATGCCACGAAACCGATAGCCCTGATGGATGTATTCTTGCCACGGCTCGTTGATGATGGATTGCTGAAGGTGTTCAGTGAGTTGGAGATGCCTAAGCAGTTCATTTTGATGGACGTAGAGATAGAAGGTATCCAGCTTGATATAGAAATGTTAGAGCAAAGATTGCAGGAAGCTCCGAAAGTGTTGGCTGAGATAGAACAGCGCATGTATGCACTCAGACCGAACAAGAAGCAGTTTAATGCGAACTCGCCGAAGCAGTTGAATGAGATTCTGTTTGGTGAGCTAAAGATTAAACCAATAGGAGAGCCGGGAAAGTCAGGGATGTATAGTACAGACAAGGAATGCATGGAGCAGTGGGAAGGAAAGTATCCGCTGGTGGGTGCAATTCTGGAGTACAAGGCAGTATCACGCTTGTTGGGTACGTATCTTGAGGGGCTGAAGAAACGGGTAGGTCCAGATGGGCGGGTACGGACGAGGTTCAATCCGATACTGACCACTGGAAGGCTTAGTTCGAGTGAACCAAACTTGCAGAATATCCCGAAGAAGGATAAGGACCAGTTTGGTCTGCGAGATATGTTTATCGCTAAGAAAGGGACACAGTTGGTGGTAGCAGACTATTCGCAGATTGAATTGAGGGTGCTGGCGCACATCAGCAGAGACCCTGTGTTCATTCGAGCGTTTATGGATGGGGAGGACTTGCATTCGTATGCGGCACAGGTTCTGTTTGACTTGGAAGGGACATTGAAGGAGATAAAGGAGAATCATGCCGTAGAGAGGAGCATAGGCAAGACGTTCAATTTTGCTATGGTATATGAAGCAGGGGTGAAAAGATTGGCTTCAAGTGCCAAGGTTAATGAAGCCCGGGCAAAGGAACTGCGTGATAAGTACATGGCACGGTTTCGTGGAATAGAGAACTACATAGACACGATGCACAGCAAGGCCGAGGCACAGGGCTACGTAACTACGCTGATAGGCAGGCGAAGACACTTGCCTAATGCTAAACTGAAGGGTAAAGACCCGAGGAGTAAGGAGCTGAAGAGTTCTGCACTACGTCAGTCAAGTAATACGCCAGTGCAAGGTTCGGCGGCAGACATCCTGTTCATTGGGATGAGGAACATTCGTTATAGACTTATAGAAGAAGGTTTGTTGGAGAAGGTACGCCTTGTATTGCAGGTACACGATGAAGTTATCTACGAAGTGGACAATGATGTGACTGAATATGCCAGCCAGCTCATTAAGCAGGAGTTAGAGAGTGCTGTGAAGTTGAATGTTCCAATCATTGCTGATACAGAGGTAGGCTACAGATGGAGTGACTGTAAGTAAAATTTTGGATATTTTTGCTCATTTGCTTGACAAAGACCCCATTATATGTTAAGCTAAAAGAAAACAAAAAAAACTGAAGGAGATGGGCAAAAGATGAGAAGAAAGCTGATAATCCAAACGAACACAAGAACCGAGCTTATGAACAAAATGCTGAAGCAATATGATGTCGAGGTTTACATGAACGAGTGGGATTACAAGGAAATGTCGTTTCCAGAAGAAAGCTTTCAGGATACGTTCTTCTATGTAATGGCTTACCTGCGTGAACAGCGGGTTTACGTAAGAGCACTTGAAGTAACAGTTAAGAATGTTTGGAGTAAGCAGTTCAAAGAAGACAAATACGCTAACTGGATACATGGTGAGAACAGCCTGTATCTGGAGCCTTTTAGTAGAATAGGGACACTTGCATAAGGAGGTTAATAGAATGGCTTGGAGTATATTGCCCTCGCCGGGGACAGAGTATGGACCATGTGAGGACTCATGTGAGCATACGGATTGTGCTCTGACGAGAAAAATGGCGAGTAAGGTTTGCAGAATATGTGGAAGACCCATTGGTTACTCAGCCAAGTTCTACGAAGACCCTGACGATAAAGATGGGCTGGTACACGCAGTGTGCCTTTGGGGAGCGAATACGTGGGAGGGTTTAAAAGATGAGAATAGGTAGCTGGCTTGAGCTGGAGCCAACCGATGGTTTAAGCTTTGAAGCCCTGAAAGCACGGTTGGAAGTCCCGAATCCAGAATACGTATCTGCTGTAGAGCAGGGCTTCAGTACAGCAGGGTTGCATAGGTTTGACCCACTTTATGAAGAAGCTATGGTAGCAGGAGTGCCTGTGCTACGAGTCCCAAGAGGGCTTGTGACAAAGTATGGAAAAGGCAAAGAAGTCGAGGATTGTAGAGTAGATGGTAAAGAAGTAAAGTTAAGACTGACAGTTGAGCTTGGTCCGACACCAGAGAGGGAAGAAGACCAGAAGGATTTTGTTGCGTCTCTGGTGAAGGCCGTGAAGGAAACAGGTGGAGCGATTGGGCAGGCAAGCCCGGGATATGGGAAAACTGTCTGTGCTTCTGCGGTCATTGCTGAGTTGGGGAGGACAACAGCCGTTTTAGTCCACAAGTCGTTTCTGATGAATCAGTGGATAGAACGGTTACAGGAATCGTTGGACATTAAGCCAGAGGAGATTGGGGTGGTACAGCAGGACATATGTGACTTCAGAGGGAAGAAGATTGTGCTGATTATGGCTCAGTCCTTGCTCTCGTCACGGGAGTACCCAGAAGACCTGTATTCGTACTTTGGAACAGTAGTTGTGGATGAGGTACACCGATTTGGAGCCGTTGAGTTCAGACGAGCGATTACGATGTTCCCTGCTAAGTATCGCATTGGGGTGACAGCTACACCGAAGCGGAAGGATGGGCTGGAGAACGCGTTCTTCATGCACATAGGTGAGATAGCCCATGTGGGGACAAAGAGTACGCTGACAGCAAAGGTTAAGTATGTTAATGCTAATATGATAGTTACGGATTACATGAAGCGGAATATGCTGAACTATCGAGGGCTGTATGATATGAATAAGGTTACACAGTACATCGTAGACAGTGAGACACGTAATTTGCAGATAATCCAACTGCTGACCGAAGCAGTCAAGGCTGGACGAAAGGTTTTGTTACTATCGTCCAGAAGAGACCACTTGAACACGTTGGCAGTCGGTTTTGAAGCATACACAGCAGAACGTAAGATGCGGATTCCATATGGCTTCTACGTAGGTGGTATGGATGAGCAAGATTTACGTATTTCGTCCACGAGGTCTGTAATATTGGCAACATTTCAGATGGCTCAGGAAGGTTTGGATATTCCTGACTTAGACACACTGTTCTTGGCAACACCGAAGGGTGACATTGTACAAGCCGTAGGTCGGATTCTGCGGAAGTGTAGTAGTAAGAGACCGCCGATTGTTTTGGACATCCTTGATAAGGGAGTCGTTCTGTGTGAACGCTTGGCAATGAAACGTGCACGCCAGTATAAAGAAATGGGGTGCAGTTTCTAACGAAATAATTGAAAAGCCCACAACCAAAACCATTACCCCTGACGTTTTCGTGCACCACAACGCATTTTACGACCTGCTTTTTAGAAGCCACTTGGTATATCTGTAAAATTTTGCTCATTTGCTTGACAAAGACCCCACTATATGTTAAGATAAAAGAAAACAAAAAAACACAGAAGGAGATGGGCAAAAGATGAGTAAAAGTACAGTAGGGAAAGTAGAAAAAAGATACGGATGGGATGACGTACCCAAGCAGTTGAGAGAACTGGTTAGTGACTACGAAGACACAGATGCAAAAGAAGACCCGACTATAGCTGAACTGAAAGCGTTTGTGGCAAGCAATATGCAATGCCTGTTACGGATGTATGCTGATGAGACCAGTATGGATGAAAGGATGCAGTACATTGAATGGTTAAGCGGGAATACTTACCTGCTTGCTGAACTTGAATTATTTGAAAAAGAGGAGGAAAACAGATGAGCAAAGAATTGGCAATTGTAGAACACGTACTGAAGACCAGAAGAGATGTGGATATGCTCGAAGCTCTAGTAGAGCATATCCCGACCATGCCCACGCCGGATTTAGTTACTGGGTTTAGATTGGCGAACACCTTTGTTAAGAGAATCGAAACGTTCACTGATGCGGCTAAGAAGGAGCTGGTGGACAATGCTACGATGAAGGGAAGGTTCCTGTCTGAAGGGAGGGCAGATGAGAAAGGTCACTTGTACTTGGCTGGTGTTGAAGGCGATGCACTGAAGGCAGAGAAGAGGGTTTATGCTAAGTTTAATGCTGAAAAGGCAGAGGAATTGCTCAAAGAGAAGGATTTGTTGGCTTTGGGTAGTGAACAGCGTGTTACCTGTACAGACCCTGCAAAAGTGCTTGAGTTAATTGACACAGTTTACAAGAAATTGTTTCATACGCTGGATAGCAAGAAGGTTGTAGAACAGGACTTGGCAGAAATGAAAGCCTTGTTTGAAGTGACTCAAGTTGTTACAGAAGCAAGGGTTGAGGCTCTTGTAGCACTGGAGAAGATTGAGACCAGTGACGTGGCGAAAGTCATGGATGTTGGTATCCAGTACGCAGTCAAAGAGGTTAAAGCGAAAAAGAAATGAGGGATTAGGATGACGAAGTGCATGTACTGCGGAGAAGACGCAAAGGAGAATCATGTGTGTGTCAAGTGCGAGCAGGCAAGCGAGGAGCTAGAAGAAGGTTTTTCATTCAAGAAATGGTATGCCGAGAACAAGGATAAGGTATCTGAACGCAGGAAGACCAAGTATGGCGAAGACGAAGAGTATCGGAAGCAGAAGAAGTTGGAGGCAAAGCGGTATTACTGGCTGAAGCAACGAAGAGCAAAGAGCATTGGTTTGAACAAAGCTGACTATGAAGAGCTGGAGCTGATACCAGATACGATGCTCTCATTGACGATTCAGAATGAGTTAGACCTTCGGTATCCTTGTACGTATGAAGTGCCTGTGTTCTACTCGAGAAAGGTAGCTGAGGTGGTACGAAGGAGTACTCAGACGTTGAGGTTGTGGTTTTTGCGTGGTTACCTTGCTGATGTGATGCACAGAAGTGGGCAGAACTACAGAGTGTTCACAGAAGACCAGATGCGGTTGTTTGTTGAGAATAGGCATTGGCTTAGTTTCGAGGTTCAGGATTTTAGTGCGCATCCATTCTTCATGCTAGTTAATGAAGGGTTGGAAGCACTACAACCTGATGGGATTGAGCCTATGTATCGAGACAGCTGGAGGTTTGACCCTGCACCGTGCCCCTTTTGCCACAGAACTCCGTCCCTTCAGCACTTAGTAGAAGGTAGATGGGTAACAGTAAGCTGTTTTTGTTGCATGAGTCCATTGGATGTGCATGGCAGGCAGGAGCAGAAGAGGTTCCTTGTAGCGGGTACATGCAAGAACTGTGGAGAGGCTTTGTATGATGAGCTAGAAGCAGTTGATGAGCACGCAGTAAGAGCTACCTGCCAGCGATGTGGAAGGTGGGTTGACAAGGTGACTGTAACAGAGCTGAAATAGCTTTGCTATAGAATAAAAGCATAAGAATGGAAAGTGAGGAGTCGAGATGGAAGAGAAACGGAATGGTCAGGTGTTTGTAAGTTCCCAGTATACGAAGTTGGGCAAAGCTGTAGGTGAGGAAAGCAAAGAAGAAAGCATGATTTATGTAGATACGTTTGCGACCACACCGGCTGAGGTTGAGACGAAGCTTGGTTTGACGATTAACCTTGGAAATTATGAATCGCTCAGGGTAGACTCAGGTGTGCGGATACCTTGCTACAAGGAAGAAGTCCCAGAAGCACAGGAGTTTGCATTCAAGCTGGCAGAGAAATTGCTGTTTGACAAAGTACGAGAAGTGAAGGGCACGCTGTAGAGGGGTTTACAGCGTATGCAAGAGGAGGTTGATGTATTGCAGTGTTCGCATAAGGTACTCGCAAAGGTAGCTCTGGTATTGATGTTGCTCTATGTGCTTTGGTTTGTATATGCCGAGCTTAAAGCTTTGGATGAACTGGTACAGATGCAGTGTGAGTCAGTAGAAAGGGCATTTGAAATGCAAGATGCTGAGATAGCATGGCTCAAGGCTGAGATAGCATGGCTCAAGGCTGAGAATGCGGAGTTAAGGACTATTCCTGCTTGTGTAGCAAGTTATGCTCCACTGGACCCCAAGTCAGTAGACGGCTTTGACTACAGTGGAGACCCGAGTGTTACAGCAACGGGAGTACGGGTAAGTAGGGGGCTATGTGCGGCTGATTTTCGTAGGATTCCTGCCGGGACAGTCCTGTACATACCAAACTATGGTGAAGCCCGGGTTGAGGACACAGGTAGCATGCTCCGCAATTCCAATAAGATTATGATTGATGTAGTAATGGATACCAGAGAAGAAGCATTGCAGTGGGGTCGGCAGGATTTGGAGGTAACTGTTTTGTCAGTAGGGGGTAAGTAATGTTTGTGGAGATTACGTATGCGGATGGTACTTGCCGTAGGATAGGTAGACTAGAAGGTGATACGCTTGTTTGTCGTAGGGATGTAGCAAAGCATCTGTTCAGGTTTGGCAGAGCGACAGTCGAAGAAGCAAGAAGAGATGGTGTGTCTGCGTGGGGTTTAGACTGTGATGTCTGTGATGGCTTGTGTGAACGTGGAGTCACATGGCTATTGATTAAAGTAGGTAAAGTCATACTACGATGCAGTTTGCAAGATATGCAGAAGAAAGGTTCAGTCCTGCATATCAAGCCGCATCGAGCACAGTACTTTTTGAACGAGCAGTTCTTCGAAAGGATGAACTAGCTAAGGAGGGATGCCAGTGTCAGATAATAGACTGGACATTGTATTGAAGCAGATTGATAAGAAGTATGGTAAGGGCACAGTTATAAGAGGGAACGAGTATCCGATTTTGCCACGATTCTCAAGTGGGATTTTCAGCCTTGACGTTGAGGTGGGTGGAGGGATACCGAGAGGCCGTATTTTGATAATGACTGGGAATGAAAGCACAGGGAAGACCACTGTAGCCCAGAAAGTTGTTGCCACGGCTCAGCATACCTGCCGAGAATGTGGAAGTATGATGTTCAGGCATGGCAATAGCAGTCCTTTGATTTGTCTGAATTGTGGTGAGGCTGGTAAGGCAATGATGGCGTTCTATTGTGACATTGAAGGGACGTTTGACCCAGTATGGTTTGAAGCACTGGGTGGTGATAATGCAGACTTGTACCTGTTCCAGCCAGAGTTCTCTGAACAGGCAGTAGACGTAATAGAAGCCGTGATACGAACAGGTGAGGTAGACATTCTTGTTGTAGACTCCATAGCAATGATGAGTCCAGCAGTAGAGATTGAGAAGTCTGCCGAGGACCAGATAGTGGGAGTCCACGCTAAGTTGATTAATAGGATGATGAGGGCAATACAGTCAGGGTTCAACAGTCTTGGAATGGAGAACCCAAGAAAGCCCACAGTCCTGTTGATAAATCAGATTCGAGAGAAAGTAGGTGTTATGTACGGGTCACCAGATACAATGCCCGGTGGCAGAGGGCAGTCGTTCGCTTCGAGCATTACACTCAAGTTCTTTGCAAGACCTGCTGAAAGAATCTATGAGAGCATAGGTGACAAGAAGCCAGTAGGTCAGCAAGTAAGGTTTAATGTGGAGAAGAACAAGACGTTCCCACCGCACAGGCAGGGCATGTTCACGTTGTATACCGATGATTCAGAAGAGTATGGCGTAAAGAAATGCAAGATTGACAATCAGCTAAGCATTGTCAAGTATGGAGTTCGCTACGGAGTAGCACAGAAGCAGGGTTCATGGTACAGCTACGTTACAGAAGACGGTGAAGAGTTGAAAGTACAAGGCGAAGAGAAGTTTGTTCAAGCTTTAGACACACGACCAGATATAGCCGACAGTATAGCACAGAAGGTAATGCAGTGTGTTCTTGGAAGTAGTCATGGCAGTTAAGAAGAAACGTGATGGCAAGCCTGAGCCTGTGTTGGGTTCATATACAGCCAATGAAATTGGCAAGAAAGGTGAAAGACGGACGAGCCGAGTTCTAGGTGGTACGCTTACGCCCGGG